TCGATGCAGAACTCCTTTAGCTTGAGTTCGCCCATCTGCATGATTTTGTCGCGATTTTCTTCGCTCATCCGATCCCACAAGGATGGGTATCTTTTGTGGTTGATGAACTCGGTGAGCTGTTCGGTGAATGTGGTTGGTTCTTGTGTCATGGGTTTGGTTTAGGTGGTTACGAATTGTAACCGGGTTAAAGTTGGTTAAGGGTGAATTGAAGGTGGCGTTCACGAGCGGCAAGGTACCTGCCGTAATGTTCGTAGTCGAATCGCAGTGGCTTGATGGTTTCGCTGTGCGATGGTGTCGCGTGATTGCGAAGTGCCTTGCGAATGCTTTGCAGCCAGTAGGCGAAGTGTAGTGGTGTCATATTTTTGGCATTGGTAGTGGTGTGGAAGAACGTTGAAAGCGGATGAAGCGGAACCAGTCGCGGTGCTGCTTGCGCCACAGCGCGTCGGTGGTATGCCGCGTGAGGGTCGAGTTGGTGTTGTACTCGAAATGGTAGTCGATGTGAACGGCGTACATGCCGCTCGGCAACTTGTGGATGTACGCGTCAACGGTGGTGCCGTTGTTGAGCGTGACAGGGGTGTGGGTGATGATGTCGTGGTTCATTGGTTTGGTTGGTTAAAGGTGAAAAGAAATGCGCGTTGGTGAGCCGCGCCCCTCGTGTTGTTTACTTTTGAGCGCCGAGTATGTACATCAGCGTTGTGTCTGTGTCAAGGATCTTCTTCGCCGTTTTTTGCTTGATGTGCATCCAGATTGCGTCACGTACTTCCTCATTCTTTACGAATTTTCCATCGAGCCATCCGAACTTTGAGTCTCTATTAACGATTGCTTTCATAAGTGTATTTTTTGGTGGTTGATTGTATGCAAATATACATACATATATATATACAAACCAAACTTTTTTTATTTTTTTTTTCTGCGTTTCCAGCGCGTAGTGGCACTTTTGGACAAATCTTGTCCAACGCCCACGATTTCCAAGCCTTGATTTTTCGCCGTTACCTCAACCGAGCGAACAAGACAACGCTCGCCAGCAGTCCCAAAATCGCCCCGACCAGCAGTATCGGCCACCTGCTTTTACGCTTCTTCGGTTGAACGACGACCGTGCGCTCTACAATCGTCGTATCGCGCAAAATTAGCCGCTCTACGACCGTATCACGAAGCAGGCGTATGACAATGCCACCGCCTGAATTTTGAACGCTTAAAACGCTTGTTTTTGCACTGTCCCTGAGTGCGAACCTGCGGACCACTCCTGCGCTGTCGCAAAGGTCTGGCAGCGTTAACTCCGTCAGGCTTCCAGCGGTGACCACCTGCCGGTCGGTGTGAACGATGGCAGAGGTCCGGATGACCTCCGCCGGCCTCCGGCAGCAGCCGGCAAGCAGCAGGCTAAATATGAGCGTACTCCTGTGCAGCATTGAAGGATGGGCAGGCTTTGGCTACCTTTGGGAAGTCACGGTGGCCGAGGATCTTGGCCGCTGGGTACTTGGCGCGCCATTGGTGCAAGACCTGTGACAACGCATCTTTTTGCCCTTGCGTGCGATTGTCTACCGGGTTGCCTCTGCTGTCTACGCCGCCGATGTAGCTGACGTGGAGGCTAAGCGAATTGTAGCCAGCAACGCCGTTGCAGATGGCTTCATCATCAGCCAAGGTAATTACTTCTCCATTGGCTTTTACGATCTTATGATAGCCCGGTGACTTCCATTTCAGATTGGTCCGCCAGTAGTTTTGGATTGAATCAATCGTCGTTGATTGAGGTGTCGCCGTGCAGTGGACGACGAGGTACTTGATGTTTCGCATTTGACCTGATTAGGTTGCAAAATTAAATATCATTTGCCGCCATTTTGTACCCTATTAGGTACATAAGGCCGCATATTGCCCTCACTTGCACCCTATCGGGTGCTGGTCGTCGTAAACGTCGCATCAATAACGCGGGTTTCTATTTTCTCATTTACAATCTTAACAAGGCTCAACTTCATCCAGTAACCGCCGAGCGGCTTCGGCGGCCTGCCCCTCTCGACGTGGAAGCCACCCACTCCGCCTGCATATTCCTCCTTGTACGTCGCAGTCCTGATCTGATGCAGTGGCCGTTGCCTCATCATGTAGTTGGTTCGGTTGAGGTAGCTGATGACGTTGATGTGGTGGTACAGCTCGTGGACGTGACCTTGCCATGTGCAGTCGTAGCCTTCAACCATCGCCATGATCCGCTGGTCTTGGATGACACCCTTGGTCACTACGCCTCCTCCTCCTGATCCGTGGAAGTAGTGCATCGCAAAGCGTGTGTAGTGGTTGGTGTTCGGTGAATGCGCAAAGCCAAACAGTATCGCGCCGCCGTAGCCGCCGAGTTGAACGTCACTTCCGCACTCGTGGTTTAGGAGCGTGACAAACATCTGCAAGGCATCGAACTCAACATTACGGATGACGCTCGTTTCGTGATTGCCGTAGCCAATTAAGGCTATGTGCTTGGCGTACGGTTTGAACCATTTGACAGCGTCGTTCACGACGGCTTGCAGGTAGTTGCCCTTGTTGTGTTCAGGTCGTATCTCATCCTTGCCTCTGCGTGGATCGCCTATGCCTTGCATAAGGCAGAAGGTGTCGCCGTTCATGATGACTTTGGCGTTGCGGCGCACAGCTTCGTCGAGGTGGCTTTTTAGTAGATCGCGATCGCACTTCGGGTTGTCCCAGTGCAGGTCGCTGATGAGCAGAAACTCCGCCTCCTTCCCCTCGCAGTCAATCGTGTGGACGTTGGCTGCGCGTCGGGTTATCTTCATGTTAGTTGTTTGGTGTGCTTTTGAGCAGCTTCATAATCCGCACTTCCAGCACCTCCGTAATCTTCACGCCTGAAAAGCCGACGATGAAGGCGAGGCCGTACTCGATGTTCGGCGCTTGTATATTGAGGATGCCGATGATTACAGGCGCGATGTAGGTGGCAGATAGTGTGCCTGAAAGCACCGCCACGAGTTGCAGCTTCCAGTTCTTCATACGAGGTGCAAGCAGGAGCGCACCTGCGAAGCCTGCGATGGTCAATCCGATGTTAATGCCGATGCTTTTGAGGAAGTCTATCATTTTAATCTTCGTTTAGTGTGTTAGATACGTCGTCGCGCTCGGTGTAGTCTTTGCCGTACTGGTCATCCCAGCCAAGGAAGGTATGCACCCCGACAGGCGGAGGCCAGCACTCGAAGGGCAGGTAGTCGGCTTGCGGCTCTGCATCCCAAAGTATGTCGACGCAATAAGCGCCATCTATTTCACCCAGCGGCACTGCGAAGCCTTGCGGCACTGGTAGCGCTGTGAATGTCGCTTCGTTGGGGAAGGCGTATTTGCGGAAGGTAGCCATTTATAGTCGGGTTAATTCGGCGAGTTGGTCGTTCGATAGTCGCGTGGTGTAAAGGGCAGCGGCGCGGATGCGGTCGTTGAGTTGGGCGATATTTGAAGATGCTGCCCCTAAAATGACTTGACTCAACCCCACGGCCATACCCGCTTGCGCACTTGTCGCAACAACCCCATTGAATCCCATTGCGTAGTTTCCATCTTGATAGGCAAATGCGATTTTGTTTGTGCCAAGTACAAATGCGCTTGGATGTGTCAAAAATGTTATTCCAGTTCCGCTATTAAGCCTTGCAGAAATCCTTAATTGCGTTGAACTTCTTTTCTCTATTTCAATAAAATTATTTGAATCCGCAGTTGCTCTTATCGAGATAATCCTTGCAAAATCGGCCGTTGTAAGATTCCTAATATCCACCTCCGCATAAATTGTCCCCTCCGTTTGGCCTATCAACCCACTAACAAGCGCACCCGATGCGCTGATGACGTCGGCGGCACGGCTGACTGCTCCTGACGTTGTGGTGATTGGCGATGTAGGAACAGGGCCAACTTCTGCCTGTGTAAAGTCGACTTCGATAACATCACCACTTGCAATCATCCGTATTCCTACCTGCCCCGATGCCACGGTTTGCGCTCCACTATTAAACGGAGCAAACGCACTTGTCAACGTTACGGTCTGCCAATTTGTGCCGCCGTTTGTGGTTAGCTGAATTTGACCAGTCCCTGAAACTCTACGCATATACGCCGAGAAAATACGCGACTGCGAGGCGTGCGATATGTTTTGAGTTATCGTCGCACTTGCCGCCGTGGATGTAAGCGTCGTTGCTCCTGATGCAGCACCATCAGCGCCAACGGCGTTACGCACTGCTGTAATTCCACTTGCCGCCCACGTGCCACTCACCGATAGGTCGCGACTCCACAAGGCTTGATTCTGCCCACTCGCCTCCACCAACAAGGCAGGGCACGACTGCCCAAGCCAGTCAATACGAGGCACTCCCGATGCTACGCTTTCAATCAAGCCGCTGCTATTCACGCGCGTTGCCGTTGTGTTGCGGCTGACGGTGAACCGCATCGTGCTATCCTCGGCGACAAACGGAGGCACGTCTTGATAAAGGTTGCCTTCTTTGTAAAACTGCGGTACGATCAGCAGCGACGGTGTCGATGGCAGTCCGTCGGTATAAACGTCTTGACCGCGCGACACCAAGCAACTGCCTGCCCCTGCGTTTTCATCTTCAACAGTTGCACCTGCGCCCTTCGCGCCTTCACGCGCCGCCGCCCACTGCGTCTTGTAGGGGTTCGTGCCGTGCTGCGCGACAAACGGCAAGCCGTAGCCAATGCCTAATGCCATTATACAGCGCTTACGATGGTTACGCCCTGCATCGAATAGCCAATGACGCTGCCTGCGTTTAGCGTCACGGCGGCGATC